TGCAGGTCCGTCTTGTCCTTCATAAAAACCCATCTTAGCCTCCTATTAAGCAACGAGATTCATGGCTTGATTATAGTTGACTGTAAGCCAACCAACACCAGAGCCTGTATTTGTTGAAAGCATGAATATTTGAACATCGCTTGTTCCAACATCAACCCAATTATTTACACGGGTAGCACTCGTGCCAGGGTCAACATTAACAATGCCAATTGCCGCACCTGTATTGGCAGCAGTCGCTGCAACAGCAAGTTCTGTTGCGGTTGCGCTTGTGCCAATATTAAATGTTGAAGCAACACCAGTCCATGCAGTCGTTACATAAAGGCGGATTGATGTAATTTGACTATTCGCAGGAATTACAATTGTTGTTGTGTAAAGTCCTGCTGTCGATCCATTTGTCGCCTGCGTAACTGCAACAGTTTGCGACATATGAACAAATCCAACATTCTTTAAAGATCCAACAGTTGAACCTGTCGTATCAAGAACGTCGCCAGCCGTGATTGGCCCAGTAAACGTAGTTGTTCCCATATTATCCTCCTGCACAAGGTTTCGTCGCGTAGTCTGTGCAGCGTCCGCTAGGCCGGTCTGCGCGACTAAATTACCTAGAAAGAAGACGGGGGCTTATGTAATAGAGGCCCCCGCCATATTATCATTACGACGTTGGGAACGATCCGTAAATCGAACGCCAGTTGTAATAGCCGAAGCTATAACGCTCGTAACCCTTCACAAGAAGGTTGTCTGTTACGAAGTCGACCTGCATGTCGGACTCGAACTTAACTCTTTCCATGTAAGAAAGACCGTCAATGTTCGTAAGCAAGAACCAAGCATAAGCAGAGGTCAAGAAGTCGTTGACCATGTAGCCTTCAGGCAACCCGCCTGCAGTCATCATGATTGCATTGACATCGTTGTCTGCCGTGCCTGGGCGCAGTTCAGTCTTTGTCAGACGAATTGCAACAGGCTCGAGCTGTGGTGGAACAACAAGACGACGGCCACGAGCGAAGATCTTCAGACCAGCCTGGTCTTTGAAGTTCGTGCGGATGGCAATCATCGCGTTGAGAAGCGTTGATTCATTAAGATCAACGTCTACAGCAGGTTTATTCGCTACAGTGCTACCATCGATCGGATGGTTCGTCGCGCAAAGCGCAACGCCGTCACCGCCGATAGAAGCATTATACGTCGTAGCCGTATTCAACACATTGGCGCCATAGATCTCTTTCGTCTGATGGAAAGATTCAATGAGGCCAAGGTTCGACGGCATAAACTGTGTCTTATACAGGTTGTCGTCGATGGCTTTGCGCGTAATAGCATAGCCAAGAGCAATTTCAGTGTGCTCCTGGTTGTAGATATAACGCTCACCAGCTGAGTTATCGAAAGCGGTCTGGCCGCCTTCCGTCTTCAACTGAGCAAGACCCAAGAAGCGCATTTCCGCAGTGCGCTCAAGCGCCATTTTGGAATCATGCTTCGTGAAGATCTTGTCGTATTGAGATGGGATCATCTCATACTTGCCTTCAACTCCACGGAGGCCGGGGAGGAGAAGGTCTTTGATGGCAGAGAGATTAACAGCCATTGGTCCTTACTCCTTCTTAGACGCCTTGGAAGTTACGAGTGAAGACATCGTTGAACATAACGATGGCATAATCGTAGCCTTGGCCGCTGGTGCCGCCAGTGGTGCCGTTGGAGATTGTGCCCTGAGATCCTGGAGGATCCGTCACAACAGCAACGATTTTGAACGGATTGTTCACACCGTAGGTAGCAGTGTTGATGGTTGTCGTATCAAGATAAGCAGCAGAAATACCATTTGCAGTATTTCCAGAGCCAATCACGAAGCCAATCGTTGAATTGACATCCGTCAGTGCAATGCCCGTTGAGTCAGACTGAGCAACGAACTTAGCGTTCGGGTCATTGACAATATAGGCATAGATTGTGCCTGACTGTGGGTCAGTTCCACCAGGGTAGTAGTTTGACCACACAACGCGCTTCTGAACGGCTGAAAGATATTTACAGCCAACAAAAACGCCGGCAATGCCAAGAATGGCTGGCGTAGCGCCAGTAGACGCAGACTGCGCTACCGTGCCATCACTTACAGACGTTACTGGATCACCAAAGAATATATTCGTCGAATTATATGCGATTGGAAACTGGACTTGCTCATAGGTTGGAGCAGAGCCGTTGCCCGCATACTGGCGAAAACCGAAAGGCGCTGAGACGTTATTCGTCGCCATAACGGAATCTCCTTTTTACAGGAGGCTCTGTCATCGCGCACCGGGGCGACTATAGAACCAGGGGAAAGTTAATGCTCCACGCCGAGGGAGCCCAAACCTTATGTAAAGGTCTGTGTATATTATCGCTTGACAAGGTCAAAAAGTAAAGGGCCGCAACTGCGACCCTTTTTTGAGTTATAGAATTTAAGTCTATTACTCTCTTGGAATAGGCATAGCCTCATAAGACTTTTTAATTTGAGGGCGCGCCTGGGCATGATCTCTCGTAAGAGTGCCATCTGGCGTCCCAGCCAATTGAGCCTCTTTAGATCTAACCTGAGAACGAGCCTTTCTCAATTCAAAGTCTCTACGTTCGTCAATAATCTCTTTTGGACATTCCATAAGGATCTGTCCTTTGCGCGTTATTGACTCAGCTCTTGTATCATGAGGCATCATTTCTGGATGTCTTGACGTCGGGACAGGCGTCCAGCCAGAACGAGCCAAGGCAACCTGATAGGCCGGGTCTTCCTGGCCATAAACCGTCAGACGCTTCCACTGATATTCCCAACCATCTGGGATAATCTCAGGATCAATAAAGAACTCATCTGTTCCGTCATTAACTTCACCAAGATGGCCACGCAGTTCAGCTGCACGACGCGCAGCAGCAGCCCTTGGGTCATCTTCTCTAATCGGCGGCCTGATAGAAGGAGCCTCTGTAGCAACATCTGTATCTTCATTTTTAATAGATTTTGTAAAAATACTATTTTTGCGTGTTCGGGTTTGAATTGGCTGTTCCATTTATCTAATCCTCAATGGTTGTATCTATTTTCTTTGATCAACATGGCTTTGTTCTTGGCATATTCTTCAGGCGTCATGCCAAGATCTCGCGCCGTATCAGCCTCAGCCCTCGTTAATCGCATAACATTAGGCCTATTGCTTGAACCTCGTGACACAGGCGCCGCTGGTGGCGCTACAGACTTGCGAGGAGCAGGGGCTGATGCGGCTGAAAGGGGAGATTCTGAAGAATCTTCACGATTAATCCCCAATCTATTCTCAATAAAATGAAAATATTCATCCGTATCTGGCTGGATACCATCATCAACGGCATCTTCATGCGCCCGAAACATTTTTCTGACTTCTCGCTCGCTCTTTAAATACTCTCTAGAGCTCCTCAGCCACTCCGCAGACCGATGCGATACATTTTCAGCCAATTGATCAACAATATCACCCTTTGGAGGCGTAACAGGATGAACAGGCTGCGCATTTTCGGCATCCTTCATCTGTTTTTTCATTGCCTTTTCGCCATCTTTCAGCTTTTCAAGCTGATGGGCATTCGTTGTCATCGCATCCTGTATCTCAGCAACGCGATTATAGTCATTTGCCGCCATGGCATCAGCGTAAGCAGTCTTTAAAACTTCATTTCTCTCTTTAATCGTATCAATCGCATTGACGATTAATTGATAATCAGACTCATTTTTGTCTTCGCTGGCCTTTTGAGCATGTAAATATGCTTCTTTAGCGCGACGTTCAGCGTCTTCCCTTGCTCTTTTTTCTCGCTCAAGGTTTCTTTTTAATTCATTGATACCTTCTTCAGGCTCAATTTCTTTCTTTTTAGCAAGTTTCGTATCTTCTTCTTCAGCAATTTCTATTTCAGGCGTTTCTTTATCTGTTTTTTTTGGCTCTTCAAAAACAATTTCAACGCCATTTTCTTCATCAGACATATGATATCTCCTTAAAAGATTATTTCTGATATTTACCAGGCTATATCAGGAGACTGTATGCGCATTTTTACCTGCGTATCAGCCATTATTCGGCACAAAACACCATTAACAACAATACTCCAACCATCTGAAGGGCGGAAAACAACCCAGTCATGAAGATTAAAGCTTGCGTTATTAAACCATGCGCCTGAATCATCTTGGAAAGCGGAAGGCCCCATACTAACAAGAAGGCCTACCTTGCCCTGAAAACGGTCTTCATCAACCGTCTTATCAGACAAGTAAATTCCGCTTTTTGTCCTTGTTGGCCTGATATAAACAGCCGCAAGGATTTGATTGTTAAAAAGCTCAATAGACGAAAGATCACCTAATTCGCTTAATATTTTTGCTCTAGGATCAATGTCGTGATCCATAATCATAGATGACATTTATGGTTTTCCCTTCTCTTCTCAGTATTTTTCCTGACATATCCGCTCGGCCTCAAGCAGATATTCCTGTGCAAGGCGCAAGCCCGCGATCTTCCCCGCCAAAAATTTATATTCGGCGTAATCTTCCAAATGACCGTTAGAAATTGCATCCATCAATCTTTCAATTTCTACATCAATCAATTTTGCAAGCTCGCGTTCATACGCTTGCTGCGTCGTAAATGTCATGTCGAGCCCTTCTCACTCGCCTTCTCATGTAAGAACAGGGGTGGCATTTGAGAAGGGGTAACGCCACCCCCTTATCACAACAACTACTTGCTGCGACCTACTTTCGCTTTCGCGATGTCTTCTTTCTGTAAGCGACCTTCGCCAGAAGCTGCGCCAGCAGTCATATCTTTATATGATTTTGCAATCCGGCTAATGCGCCCGCCTGCTTTGCGAGCAGGTGCATCTTTATGAAGCTTGGCAATGTCCGTCTTTTGCAAACGACCTTCGCCACTCCCAGCGCCAGCCTCCATGTCCTTGTAGGACTTGGCAACTTTAGTAATGCGACCGCCAGCCTTACGGCCAAGAAGAGCAGGAGGAGGAGCTCCAGGCCCAACAGCGCCCATGGGCGGAGCAGGTGGCATTGGCATAGGTGGAGCAGGTGGCATTGGAGGCAAAGGAGGAGCGCCAGCATCTCCGCCAGGTAAAGCAGCCTCCATATGTCTAGAAGGATGCTTGGCAGCATTAATGACGATGTTTATGTCCGTCTTTCCGCCTTTCTTGCCGCTCTTCTTGGATGATTTCTTTTTAGCGTCCAAAACGCCCATAAGAGACCCGCCAGTGGCTTTGCCAAGACGCTTCAATGTCTCAGCCAATCGAGCGCGTTTACCCAACTTGCCGCCCTTCTCAGCGGCGGCGTGAAGCTTTTTTGCGGGGATCTTTTCTCCCTCCTTCACACCAAGTGATTTGCGAAGAGCGCCTGGCTTCTCAATCGCTTCCTGAATCCATTTTTTACCGCCGTCCTTACGGCCTGCGCGGGAAGCTTTCATATCCGCAGCTGAATAGCCTTCTTCGCGGCGAAGCTGGGAAGGAGTTACTCTTGCTTCAGACGTCGCTGATTGGCTTGGGAGAACCTTCAGGCCCTTCATACGGATCTCTGAGCCAATTGCCTCCTCTGGAGAAGGAAGCGTTCTGCCGCCATCATCGCGCTTAATCTTTCCACCTTTTTTGTAATGTTCAGCCTTACCGCGTTTTGGAAGAACCTGAACATCACCAACAGCTTTCTTATCAAGAATACCGCCGCCCTCAGCGCGTTTGGCTGCTCCGCCACGCTTTAAGGCGCCAACATGTTTTACGCCTGGGCGTTCTTTGTTGGCTTCTTTCATGTTTTTATTGGCCATGCCAACGCCAATTTCTGTTTCTACTTTACCGCCTGACTTACGGGCTTTGCGATCAGCGCGTGGCTTTGCAGCCTTACCATCAACATGACCGCCCTTTTTATATTGGCGTTGTGAAATTGGGCGCATGCCAGTCTTGACGTCAGCGTTAAGAGCCTCCGCAGGCGTCCATGAAGCTTGCGTGGTAGCCTGACCTTTTTCAAGGGTTCCAGGAGCCGCGAGGGCTTTGGCTTTAGCCTTCATCTTCTCGCGAGCTTGTTTTGCCATCTCATACATTACAATTCTCCAGCCAGAGTAATACGGGCGTCCCCGTTTCCGTTATTTCGGAAGTTTTGATAATACCTTAAAAGCAGCATCAATAACAGGTCTCCCCCTGACATCTCCGCCAGATTTAAAGGCTGGCAGGCCATTGAGGATGGCAGAGCGCATCTTGGGGGTGATATGAAGAACATGGCCCATAACTTTTTTGGTTTCCATTTCTTCAACTGGGTTGCCTTCCCAATCAACATCGCCTTGCTGACCTGTCCCTTTTTCATAAGACAATGGGTAAGAATGCATTTGGACTTTTGCGCTCGGATCATATTGAGAAATTAATTTATTTAATCGTTGCGGGACAAGCTTGTCGTAGAAAGATTGCATTTTATGACTGCCAACTTTTAAATCACCGCCAATTAATGAATGCGCTGTTTCTCCTTCAAACCTATGGACATTGGGCAATGCCTTTGTAGCCATCAATTTTTCGGCAAGTTCTTTGCCAATAAAATTAGGCAACTTATCTTTATCCACTTTTTGATTAATCACGATGTTGTAATCGTGATCTACTGCTTTAAGAAC